TCATTTGTACATGGTTTCTATATATTGGTCTGCTTCTTTGCGAATATCATCAGTATAGTGGATATAAGTGGCCGCAACAGTGGCTACATTGTCCCCCAAAACGGCTGCAACGAGATTAATGTCTTTGGATTTTGACAAAAGCATAGTGGCAAAGGTATGCCGCAAGGTATGAACGGAAATCCCCTGTTTTAATTTACGCAGCTGCCTATTCATGAGAGCATGTGTACTTGGTGTTGTCGGGATAACGCGCCCGTCAATAGCTGCAGGGGTATTCAGTTTCCATACATTTAATCTGGCTGCTAATTTCGTATTCATATGTATGGTTCGGTTTCCGTTTCGTGATTTTACGGCTTTAAATCCCCGTTTTTCGGGAGATATCCAGTTATACTGTTTATCTATAGTGATTGTTTGTCTGGTGAAATTGATATTGTTCCATGTTAATCCGGCTATTTCTCCATATCTCATGCCGGTATTCAGAGCAATGAAAGCGATCATGTAAAAAATGGATGTATCACTTAATGCGTCAAGCAGTTGCAATGATTCTTTTTCTGTCAGTGCTTTTACTCGGCGGGGCGTCTTATCTTTCACCTGTGTGACACTGTCTGCAGGATTGACGGTAATAATTTTATACGGGTGAATAGCATAGTTAAAGATGGCACGAATCTGGGCGAAACGATTCTTTCTTGTGCCTTCGCTGAATCGTCCCATATCCTGATAGACATTAATCACATCTCCGGCGGTAATTTCCCGTATGGGCTTATCGCACAGGGCAGGAATACTGCGGAGCATAAAGAAATAGTTCCTTTTTGTGCTGTATTCTAAAGAGGATCCTTTATCCCGCAAGTATATATTCTGTGTGAAACTTTTAAAGGTAATATCCGCAAGTTCCGGATCGGCTCCGCAGGCGGCATCTTCTTTTGCGGCAGCTAATAATTTATCTTGGTATTGTTTGGCTTCCCGCAGCGTTTTAAATCCCTGTCTGGTTTTCTGCTTCCATTTGCTATTCACCTTATATGACAGAATAAGGCAGATACCGCCGTTTTTCTCACGCGTCGAAAAAGAATATTCCATAATAAAAATCAGCTCCTTTTCTGAAATAGGGCTGATTGTGCTATAATATATGCGTAACCAGCCTGTGGTAGGGTTGTTACAATTGCCGCGAAAGAATCCCCATTCTTCCGTGGTTCCCGTCGTCATATGTCCGTATGGCGGCGGGATTTTATATTGATAAAAAATAGGGACGGTATCTGTAACGAAACCATCCCCGCAAAACGGAAAACCGTTTTTTGTTCTGGAATCATTATAGAAATAATGAAGTGCTTTGTAAAGAGATGGCTTATGGATTACATCTTTTGCAGGGAACGTATCCAGCGTTGATCGCTTCATCCCGCGTATCAAAATAGACTTTGTTGCGATCTTTCATCTGGTAGACACTGCTGCAATAATCTTCATGGAATTTGTGGCTGCGGAGATTCCCGATGTAGGCATCTACTATGCCGGCAATAGAAATAGATAATACAGCGGCCAATGAAAGTGTGAGAATAGATTTCTTGAACATTTTTAAGCATCCTTTCTGAATAAATTATTAATGAGACATGTTAAAGTTTGAAATTTGACGGTTGATTTCTTCTATAGCATTCTCTCGTTCATCTATAATCCGTTGAATATCGGCATTACAGTTATCGACATATTCATTCCCTTCATCAATATAACGACCTAATTCTTCATAGGTAGGAGAATAAGAAATATAGCCAGAAAAAGAAGGATAGTAATAATTCATATTAGATCCACCAGTTGCATGGCCAAGGGCATAGGATGTAGCACACATCATGAAAATGGAGACAGCAATTAAAACCTTTTTGTACATGATTAAACTCCTTGATTGAATAAATAATTATATACTTCTTCAGGCCATGAGTTTGGGAGAATAGGAATTTCAGTATATACCATGATAGTATTTTGAGAATATAAATGTTGCCGATCTTCTTCTAATTTTGTATTTGCAATTGCAAGAGCTTCTTCGTGTGAAAATCCAGATTTAACTGAAGTTACAAATGTTTCCCCAGCAGCAATTTTTGTTTTTTGGTCAATTTTATCCTTATTTAATACTTTTAGGAGTCCCATGTCTCCAGAATCTTCTATATGCCCATTGGGATAAAATGAGAATATTTGCATTACGGCAAAATGCTGTTTATTCTTCTTAAATCTTACTTTCAATAAATTGGAGCTATCATCGGGATATCTCATGTCAATCCAAACGGTTACTTCATCATTAAGCCGTATAATCTCATCATTTTTAATATATATTTGCCTATCATTTGTATTTTTTATGAAAGTCCATTCATCTGCATTACTGGGGTGTGAACAAATAATCAATAAAATCAAAAGGATAATCCGTACCGCTTTTTTAAATATGGGATGTCTCATGTCATTAATCCTTTGCAATTTACCACGTGTGCCGTGATTCAATAACTTTACCTATGATTTGTACCGGCAGTTGTTCTATTTCTTTATTGGTATAGAAATGTGGCTGATATACTTCTACATTCAGACCGACAAGCATAATCCCCGTATCGGTCTTTTTTATTTGTTTTACGGTAGCTTCATCACCATTTACAAGTACAATTGCCGTATCGCCATTATCTACATCATTCTGCTTACGGACAATGACAATATCACCTTCCAGTAGTTTTGGCTCCATAGAGGAGCCTTTGATTCGCAAGGCGAAGTATTCTCCACCGGCAGCCATCTTAGTGGGAAGTTCTTCCCATCCTTCAATATCGGTAATAGCTTCTACTGGGATACCAGCAACAACTTTCCCCAGTATGGGAATGCGTACGCCTTTTGTTAGTGAAGATGCGGACTCCGCTAAATAATTAAGATCATCAGACAAGATATTTAGGCCATGGCAAATTTTATTAATGTTATCCATAGAGGCTCCGCCTACATTTTTTAAAATTGAAAGTAGGGTGCTATATGGCATATCAATCTTATCAGAAAACCATTTTAATGTGCCTTGTTCTTCAATTTTTGCTCTTAAGTATTGCTCTCGCGTCATAATTATTCCTCCTACTTGAAAGTAGGATATCATATAAAAAACGAAATTTCAACAAATTTTATGAAATTAGTGTTGACAAAAACGAAATAATAGCATATCATAAAATTCAGAAAACGAAATATCGTTACAAGAAAGGGGGTGATCTAATGTATAAAAATTTAAATGTAGAGCTCGCACGGCTGGGATGGAATATAATCAGGTTGTCAGAGGAAACGGGGATCAAATATCAAACGTTGGTTACCAAAATGAAAGGAAATTCAGAATTTAAATTTGATGAATGTTTAGCGATAAAAAAAGCTATGGGTTGTAAGATCCCCTTAGAAGTCCTTTTTTTACACCAATAAAAACGATATTTCGTTAAATGGCGTAAAATAAAAGCCCCCGAAGGGGCTCATGTGTCAGCATGTTTTTCTTTTCAGCGCTGTGTTCCGCGTTTTCCTGTATATGGATTTACATTTCCTTTATGGCTGTAATTATTGTTTGGATTACCATCCGGATTGCTTCTGTAATGAGGCTGTACATAAGTACCATCTGAGCGATAATACCCGCGAACATAGGCAGCGTTAGCTGTACTTGCAGATAAAACAAATGCAGAAATAGCAAAGATGCATAAGATGAGTTTTTTCATAAAGGCCTTCTTTCTTGTACTACCGCTGACACATTAACCAAATTGTAACACAACCTACCACAGAAAACATAGAAAGGAGAGAAAAATGGAACGAAGGACATACACCGTTTCAGAAACCGCTGAAATCTTGGGCGTATCAACGGATATCGTCTACCGCATGAAAAATGACGGCATCCTCCCGGCGGTGAAAAATCTGTCTGCCATCCGTTTTCTAAAGCGCGATGTGCTGGCGATGGTCGGTGAGAAGCCTGACGATTTCCGCCCGTCTGCATTACGAAGACTTAAGAACGAATTGTCTCTTGAGAAACAGGAGAACGCGCGGCTGCGAGGCGTCATCCGGCAAATTTGTATAGCTGCTAACACGGCGGCGGTGCAGGAGGGATTATGAACAAGCCACTAATTTTCACCGCGGCGCTAATGTCAGCCGCATTGGTAGCAGGTGCCGCGGTTGACGCGGACAATCTTTATCACCGGCTCTTCCCGGAAATAAAGATTGTCGAATACCGGAGAGAGGTCAGACCGAGAGATACGCTGTGGACAATCTGCGGCGAGATTGCCACAGATAAGGAAGACCTGCGAAAGCTTGTTTATCAAGCAAAGAAAGACAACAGGATCCGGGACGTCGGCAATCTGCAGCCGGGGACACTTGTCATTGTAAGAGTTGAGGAGGCGAGAAATCAGTGAATGCAGAAGAAGAACTTAGTGTTTTGAAGGAAAAAATAGAAAAGATGAAGGAGACGTATAAGGGCGCGCAAGATTATGAGTATGAAAATTATAAGAAATATAACGAAGAGGGTAATACGGTCGCGGCGAATCGGGCTCTCGGTAAATCCTATGCATTTGAGGCGATATATACGTACATCAAAAACATGTAAAAAGCCGACTGATAACTGCAATTATCAATCGGCAGGCGGAAAGTCTTAGCGATTCTTTTCCGCCTCTATATTATCAGAAAATGGAGGAATAGACAAATGGCAGAACTTATATTGAATGCCGATGCTTCGCGTGAGGATTGGCTCAAAGTAAGAAATACAGGATTAGGCGGGTCAGACTGCGGAAGCATTCTCGGACTCAATCCGTATAAATCAGCATTGACACTTTGGTCAGAAAAAACAGGAATGATGCAGCCCGAAGACCTATCAAAAAACGAAAGGGTTTGGTGGGGCAGCCATATGGAACCGGTGATCGCGCAGAGATTTGAGGAAATTACAGATAAAAAGGTACGCCGGAGAGGAACTCTTCGAGACAACGATTATCCGTATATGCTGGCCAATATTGACCGCTGGATAGTCGGAGAGAATGCTGGTCTTGAAATCAAAACGGCAGACTGGCGCATGAGTAAACAATGGGGCGACAAAGACGATCCGCAAGATATGACGGTACCGGACAGCTACTACTGCCAGTGCATGCATTACATGGCAGTCACCGGAGCCGATTGCTGGTACATCGGAGCGCTTATCGGCGGCAACGATTTCCGGGTAAAGAAGATCATGCGTAACGAAGATGATATCAAGTACATCAGGGAGCAGGAAAAAGAATTTTGGAACCATGTCACAGAACAGACAATGCCTGCGGTAGACGGCAGTGATTCTACAGTTCACACGCTTGTCGGGCTGTACAATACGCCGAACGGTAAAGAGATAGACTTGCCGGAAGAAGCCTTGCGGATTTTTGAAAAATATGACTTGGCCAAAGCAAAAGAAAATGAAGCAAAAGACGCTATACAGGCGGCAAAAAATGAATTAATGGCACTGCTTGGAGAAAACGAAGTCGGACACCTCGGTGACAGAAAAGTCACATGGAAAGCAACCAAGCCGAGAGAATCTATTAGCTTATCACGCGTTAAAAAAGAAGACAGCGGCAGCTATGAAGCACTTAAAGCGATGGGATTTATCAAAATTGGCGAAGCAGGCCGCATGATGAAGGTCTACTAATGAGCATTGAAGAGTTTACAGCCCTCAAGATAGGCGCAAAAGTCAGTATACAAAGGGGGCTAAAATCCCCGCCCCTTAGGGGGACATTGGCGGATAAGGTGAACGAATCCGCTCTTATAAAAATAGGTCACACGCCGGCAGGAAAACTTATCCTGATATGGGCGCATTATATGAAATTAAAACAGGAGGACAAGAAATGAACGCAGCAAAAGGAATCGTAAAAACACAGCAGGAGAACAAAAAGCCATCTCTACAGGGGCTAATTCGGACAATGGAGCCGGAGATTAAAAAGGCATTGCCATCGGTCATTACACCGGAACGGTTTACCCGAATGGTATTTACGGCGCTGTCGAGCAATAAAAAGCTGCAGGCATGCACACCGGAAAGTTTTCTCGGAGCAATGATGCAGGCTGCACAATTAGGTGTAGAGCCGAATACCCCCATCGGGCAGGCCTACCTGATTCCATACGGTAATCAGGTACAATTCCAACTTGGATATAAAGGACTGATTGATCTTGCTTATAGAAGCGGTGAAGTACAGAGCATACAGGCGCACGAAGTGCACGAAAACGATACATTCGAATATGAGCTTGGGCTGAACCCAAAACTGAAACACGTACCAGCTATGAAAGACAGGGGCCCGGTCATCTTATACTACGCTGTCATCAAGCTGAAAAACGGCGGAGAAGGATTCGAAGTTATGAGCCGGGAGGATGTAGATCAATTTGCGCGGGCGAAGTCTAAAACATATAAAAATGGACCATGGCAAACGGATTTTGACGAAATGGCAAAGAAGACCGTACTTAAGAAAGTTTTGAAATACGCGCCTTTAAAATCTGATTTCGCAAAACAGGTCAAAGAAGACGAAACAATTAAAACCAGTATTTCGGAAAACATGACGGACTTGCCGGACGAAACGGTAACCATCGATGCGGAAGCACAAACGCCGCAGAACGAAGAAATCCCGTTTGATGAAATGCCGTCAACGGTAGATAAAGAAACGGGTGAGGTACTGAACGATGGAAGAAATTAAGAGAAATTCGTTGCCGAAGCTGGAGTGCGGGATGGCCTACTTGGCTCACCCCTACGCTCCCTACGCTCCCGTCGCTAAAAGCTCGAAAGTATTTGCGAAAGTATTTGCGGGAGAAATTAAGGAGGCTAATGTAGCGGAAACAGGAGACATCGCGTATGAAATCATGAAGAAATACCCCAACCTGACGATCATTTCTCCTCTCCATGCGTATTCATTCTTGGAAGGAAAAGATATGGAAGAAACGGAGATTCTCCTGTACGATTTTAGACTTCTCAACAACTGCACTCTCCTGATTTTATCCGGTTACTGGAGACAGAGCCGTGGCTGCATGGCCGAATATGGCTATGCGAAGGCAAGGGGAATCAGGATTTATGAGTATGTAGACGAGACTTTGTATCCGCTGGAATGAGTGACAGTTATGAGTGATAACAAGAAATATTATTATCTGCGGTTAAAAGAAAATTTCTTTGATGGCGAAGAAATGAAAATCATAGAGGGGATGCCGGATGGGTATTTGTACAGCAATATACTCTTGAAGTTGTATTTGCGCAGCCTGAAAACTGACGGGAGACTTATGCTCGGCGGTAAAATCCCTTACAGCCCAGAAATGATATCAAGTGTCACTGGTCATCCTGTCGGTATAGTTAAACAAGCAATATCGATATTCAAGGAGCTGGGATTAATTGAGATTCTCGATAATGGCGCAATCTATATAACTGATATTCAAAATTTTATCGGGAGAGGGAGTACCGAAGCCGACAGAATCAGGGAATACAGAAAAAAGATAGCCGATGAGGGGAAGGCTCTAATTGATAGTCCACAGGTTATAGATTGTACAAATGTACGACAAAAGTACACCAGAGATAGAGATAGAGATAGAGATAGAGATAGAGATATAAATACATTGTCGGGCAAGCCCGACGGTGGACAGAAAAAAGCGGCTAATGAAATCATTTCTTGTTTGAATGAAAAAACGAAAAAACACTACAAAGCAAATACACCGAAGACGGTGCGACTGATTAGAGCCAGGCTCAAGGAAGGATTCACGGTCGAGGATTTCAAGGTGGTTATCGAAAAGAAATGCGATGACTGGCTGGGAAACGAAAAGATGGAACGGTATCTGCGACCGGAAACACTATTCGGCACAAAGTTTGAGGGATATTTGAATGAAACACCGAATAATGAAAAGGATTACGACATCCCGGAGTTCGAAGACCTGATAGACAATTATGAAAGGAGGCGCTCGGGATATGGAAACGGTGAATGAGGCGATAAACAGAATCATCGCTAATTTAAAAAAAGATGAAACGGAAGAACCGCAATACACATGTAATCGCTGTAAAGACCGTGGGTTCATAGCCGTAAAGGAAAACGGATCCACATTTGCTATGTTATGTCCGGACTGTACAGCAAAGGCTGATCAGAAAAGGTGGATGAAGCGAAGCGGTATCACCGAAAATGATTACAGGCGATACACGTTCGAGACATTTGCAACAGATACGGAAGAATCCCGCAGGATGAAAGAAATAGCCTTACGGTTTCTTGCAAACAAAGATGCAAGGGGAATGGGAGTATTCGGCAGACCGGGAACAGGGAAAACGCACTTGTGCATAGCGACCTGCCAAGCGCTGGGGAAAGAACATTATTACTGGCAGTATCGGAATGAAATTCAAAAGATAAAATCTGCCATGTACAAAGATTTGAATAGCTATCTTGATATGATCGAAACCCCAAAAACCAAGCCGTACCTCTATATCGATGATTTATTCAAGGGAGCGTTGGTCGGGAATGATATAGCGCAGCAAGACAAGCAAATTATGTTTGACATCATCAACGAGCGGTACGTAAGAAACCTCCCGACGATTATATCAAGTGAATACAGTCTAAACCAGATTACAAAATCGGACGAGGCAATCGGATCGCGGATATTCGAGATGCTGAACCCGTACATTATTAAAGTAACAGGTGTGAACAGGAGGCTGAAATATGGGAAATAATCGATTTATGGTTGTGTCGGAGAAAACGGGAATCATTGCAATGAATCCGTCGTATGTTGAGCAAAAAGGAAAAAATCTTATCATCTACATGCCCGGAACGTACAAACAGCTTGAGCTGGAATACGAAACGGAAGAAGAGGCGAGAAGCGTTTTTGACGACATAAGGAAGGCTTATGAATCAGGGAGAATAGACGTTTATATTTGAAAAGGAGAATGAAAAATGCTAAACATGAACAATTGTCAGATTTGCGGAAACCTTGTCCGCGATCCTGAAATCAAGAACACATCATCCGGGAAAGCGGTAGCAACGATGACGGTGGCGGTTAACCGGTATTTTGTAAATCAGAACGGAGAAAAACAGGAATTTACAGATTATGTACGAGTAAAAGCGTGGCCGCCGTGGGCAGAAGCTATCGGTAACCAGCTGCAGAAAGGGATGCCGGTGTTTGTCGAAGGGCGGTACAGCAGTTACTCATACGGCAAGGACGGCGATAAGAAATACATGACGGAGATTGTTGCAGAGTTTGTCGCCTGCCCCCTCAATATTAAGAAACCGCAGGGAACAGGATCGGGCAATTTTGAGCAGTTCGGGGCGGCGCAGAGTGAACTCCCGCCGCAGAATGATGATTTACCGTTTTAAGGGGGGATAAAAATGGATACAGCTATGGATGTAGTAAGTGTCGTATTGTTTATTGTCCTGATCATGTACGCAGCTATCAAGCTTGACGAAGCAGCAAGGAAACTGCGCGATGAAGAAGAGCGGATTTACATTTCTAAACTGCCTATACGGCAGATAACCAAAAGATCTCGTTATCAAAGAGGGCACGAAAAATGAACAACATTCTAAAGAAAGAAGATATTGTTCCGGTCATTGAAAGGGGCGCTTGAGATGAAGCTTATAATTCCCGGGCGGCTGCCCTGCATGAATGACCTGATCGCTGCTAACCGGTTGAACAAGTACGCTGGGGCAGGCGTCAAGAAGAAAACGCAGAGACAAATTATTCTGATTCTGCAGCCGCAAGTGCAAGGACAAAGGTTTACCGAAAAAGTGAATATCCGTATCGAATATTATGAAAAGGATATGCGCCGGGACGAAGATAATGTAATGAGTGCCGCAAAGTTTATTTTGGACGCGCTGCAGGATATGGATCTTATACCGAACGACAGCCGGAAATACGTGCACTTGACGCAGGAGGTATTTACGGACAGAGAAAATCCGAGGATTGAAATTGAGGTGAATGAAGCATGAAAACACTAAGAGAAGAAATTGTAGAATTGCTAATGGAGAGAATCGGAGTAGTAGAGAATGAGGAATTTAAAGGAAAGGGGATAAATGGGAAATATCATAATTTTAAATTTGCTTATGGAGAACTGCTTATAAAATATAATGACAAATGGCATAATACGATGTTAGGTGGTTTTATTGAAGATTTTGAAGATTATGAATTTAAGAAAAGGCCGTTTAAACCGAAAAACGGGGAAACTTATTTTTACGTTGATACTGACGGAGTAATAATTGATGCAATATTTATGAGACACAGGATACTTGACGTTCTTAACAGACATACCGGTAACTGCTTTACAACAGAAAAAGAGGCATGCTTGCATAGAGATGAAATGCTGAAAATACTGAAAGGGGAAAATGATGAATAACGGAATGCGACCGAGTGTTTTTTATAACCCGGATCCGACGTACGAAAAGGCAGCAACAAAAATTAAGAAGGAAGCACAAAAGACGGAAGCGGAGGTCAAAAACTTTTTCGAGGAAATGCGGAAATGTCGGCATACAATTGATTCGCTGAATCAATGTAAGATGCAGTACGAAATGGATATGATCTCTTTGAAGGCGACTCGTTATGACAAAGACCGAGTATCCGGCGGGAAAACATCTGATTTATCCGACATGGTCATCGCTTTTGAGGAAAAGATGAAGGCATCTGAAGAGCTCCGGATTTCCGAACTGAATAAATACGGTGATATGCGAACAAAGGGTTTCAAGTTGATTTCGTTACTCTCTGAAAAAGACGGAATTTTTAAATCTATATTGATTGACCGGTATTTCTTGTGTCAGTCATGGGGAATAATCGCTAATTCACATCATTTTGCATATAAGTATTGTGTAGATTTGGGGAGTTTAGGAATCCGGAAAATTGCAGAAAAAATAAATATCAGGAATAATCAGGAATTTTAAAGTAGTATAATAATAGTGTAAAAGTTCAGGAATTCCTCCCTGGAATAAGAAAGCACGTACTTCGGCCATGGGTGCGTGCTTTTTGTTTGTTTATCTAAAAGGCGGTGATTGCTGTGGGCGCAAAAGGTAAATATGCAAAGTGGCTTCTTCCGGATAATCTTCTGCGTCTGCAGGCGTGGGCGCGAGACGGATTAAGTAATGAGCAAATTGCACATAATATCGGCATTAATCAAGATACATTATACACGTGGATTAAGAAGTACCCCGAATTTTCCGAGGCTTTATCGCGCGGGAAAGAAGTTGTCGATATCGAAGTTGAAAACGCATTATTAAAAAGAGCCAAGGGATATGACTATATAGAGACGACATCGGAGCTGATTGCGGATAAAAACGCAAGAAATAAAGCGGTGATGAAGGTAACTAAGCGAGTAACTCGGCATGTACCGCCGGACGTAAAAGCTATTGTATTCTGGCTGACGAACCGGAAACCGGAATGGCGCGACAAACAAGAGAAAGAATTATCTGGTAATATCGGTATCAATTTGGTGGTAGATGATGACATCAGCACAGACGATTAATCTTGTTAATGACATTATTCATCCAACGGCAAAACAGCGTGAATTTATGCGGGCGGTCAAGGATAACACATACATTCTTTATGGCGGTGCAGCAGGCGGCGGGAAATCGTATATATTGCGTTGGGAACTGGTTTATCTCCTGATCAGCTGGTACAAGCATCTGAAATTAAAAGGTATCCGCGTTGGGCTGTTTTGCGAAGACTACCCGGCACTGCGGGATAGACAGTTGTCAAAGATAAAAATGGAGTTCCCGGACTGGCTCGGCAGCTACAAAGAAGCGACTCATGAATTTACACTAAATCCGGCATTCGGCAGCGGTGTAATATGTTTCCGCAATCTTGATAATCCGTCAAAATATTTATCATCAGAATTTGCGGCAATCGCGATTGACGAATTGACACTGAATGAACAGACTGTTTTTGATTTTCTCCGCATGCGGCTTCGCTGGGTCGGTGTTGAGGATCCTAAGCTGATTGCCGGAACGAACCCCGGCGGTAAAGGTCATATGTGGGTGAAGAATCTGTTTATTGACAGAAATATTCCGCCGGAAATGCGGGATTTTTCAAATAAAATCGCTTTCGTGCAAGCGCGGATAGATGATAATCCGTACTTGCCTGCGGGATACAGTGACGCGCTTGATACGCTGCCGGATAAGCTAAGAAAAGCGTATCGTGAGGGCGATTGGAATATATTCGAGGGGCAGGTTTTTGAGGAGTTCCGGACGGATATACATGTGGTTGAGCCATTTGAAATTCCGAAAAGCTGGCAGCGCGGCAGGTCGATGGACTGGGGATATAGTAAACCATATGCGATTTATGAATATGCAGTCGATTATGACGGTGTTGTTTATGTGATTAATGAGTGGTACGGCTGCAAGCCGGGAACGGTCAACACGGGTACGCAAGAGACGGCGCGGGAAGTAGCGCAGAAAATTAAGCATTTAGGCAGTGAATTCGGCATTGCGGACCCGGCAATTTGGCAGAAAACGGGACATGACGGACCGTCGATTGCAGAAGTGTTCGCAGCGGAAGGCGCGCCATGGTATCCGGCGGATAATGACAGATTGGCCGGGAAAATGCAGGTGCACTTACGGCTGAAAGAACGAAAGCTCAAGATATTCAAGACGTGTTATCACTTGATACGGACGCTGCCGGCATTGACATACGATAAGCACAAAGTCGAGGACGTGGATACACAACAAGAAGACCATAGTTACGACAGCGTTAGATATTTCTTGATGAGTCGTCCGATTCAGCCGGTAAAAGTAGAAAAAGCATTAAATGATGGCTATAGATATGAAGATGAGGAAGGGGATGAACCAACAGCGTGGGGCGTGTAATGAGTGACAGAGCGCTTAGAGATTATGCATACAGAGTGCTTAAGTCAGAGTTTGGTGAACGTATGGAGAATGGAATTTTAATTCCGGCGAAAAAGAGCGATGAAGAACTGGCGGCGTTCGCAGCGCAGATGCCACAGTGGCAGCTTGAACAAATGTATGAAATGATGTATGGAGGAGAACTGGTCGAATGAGTTTTGATTTATCCGAAGCGCGAAGTAATGTGAAAAAAGCACTGCAGCTGACAAGCGAATGGCGGAAAACCGCGAAAGAAGATTATGATTTCATGCGCGGTAAACAGTGGACGGATGCCGATCTGAAAGCAATGAAGCAGAAATCCCGCCCGGCAATTACGATTAATCGGATCCGTCCAGTCGTCAATCTTCTTTCCGGCTATGCAGCACAAAACGAAACAGAGCCGGATTTTCTGCCGCGCTCGGAAGAAGATGACCGGGTAGCACGTGTGGCCAAAGGTATTACAAAGTACACTTTTGACAAGACGAATTATCAGAGCGTTAAGAAAAAGGCATTCAAAGACGCGGTTATCTGTGGCGTCGGAAATTATTGGGTCAGTTATGAATTTGATTATGCCCGTATGGACGGTCGGATACAGATAAAAAATGTCAGTCCTTTTGATGTGTTTGTGGATCCGGAATGCAAAGAAGATGATTTGTCAGACGCTTTCTACTGCGGACGTTATAGCTGGGAAAGTCCGGATAAATTGAAGCAAATATATGCGGACAAAGCAGATGAAATTGCCATGCTCGCGCATAAATACGATGACAGCGAATTGGAGACAGTTGATACGGAGCCGCTCTGGTATTCGCGCGATTTAAAGAAATTAAGAGTCGTTCAGTATTGGTATAAAGAGTACACGCGGAAGAAGATTTTCTCTGCAGATGGGATGATTGTTGATGAATCGCAGCCGGATTTATATTCGGCTTTTTTAATGTCCGGAGCGGAACCGGAAGAAATACCGGTTACGCAAATCAGATACGCGACATTTTGTGGAGATGTATTGTTAGAAGAAGGCGAAAGTCCATACAAACACAATCAATTCCCACTTGTGCGGCAGTATTGCTACTTATCAGGTTACGGTGAGGATGTGGATGACGGACTGGAACCGGCGGGGATTGTACGGGATTTAAAAGACGCACAGCGCGAACTCAACAAGAACCGCAGCCAGCGTATGCATATCGTCAATCAGCAGTCGCTCGGTGTTCGTTTTTGGACTGGACCGCAGTTTGATGAAAAAGAAAAACGGGAAATTCGGAATCTGTCTACAACGCCGGGCGCGAACATTTTCTTGAAACCGGGTGTGACATTTACTGACGGGCTTCCATCGGCGCAGTCTGTCAATAATATAGAACTCGAAAACCGCTCAAGCAGTGATTTCTACACGATTTCAGGCATTACTCCGGAGAGCCTGTCCGGCAGTATTGGGGCAATGAGCGGAAAGGCGATTGATCTTCGTCAGTCGGTTACCACGGTGCAGACGGCGGAAATATTCGATAAAGCCAAAGAGGCGGAACTGCAGATTGTCAAACTTCTGTGGGGTGACACATACACGCCGGGACTAATCCCGCAGTTTTATAACAAAGATAAAGTTATGCGGATTCTCGGTGAAGACGGCAAGAAAGAATTTGTGCAGATACAGCCGGGGCTGGGGCGGGCAATGCAAGAACAGCAGGCGGTAGATCAGAACGGTATGCCGATGACAGATGAAAACGGCGATCCGGTCACGAAAGTACTGTATGATTTGTCCGCTTTTGATTTCGACATTGTGATCACAACATCGCAGGCAAGCGCTACCGCACGGCGGGCGAATTTGTATCAGCTGCTTGAGGCGAAGAAAGCGGGTGTTGACATACCGATGGACATTATTCTTGATTTCATGGATTTCCCGGAAAAGGAAACCGTCAAGAAGCGGATGCAGCAGGCTGCCGAGCAGCCGAAAATGCCGGACTTTAAAGTCAGCGCAAGTATTGAGGATTTACCGGCGGAAGCATTGTCTACTGCATTACAGTCTATCGGCGTGAATATTTCACCACAGCAGATTATGCAAGAAAGATTAGCACTGAAAGGGCGTGCAATCGCTTCGCCGGTGCAGCCACAAATTCCGATACTGCAGCCATAGCTATTAGGGCAGTAATGCCTTGATATATCGTCCTAAGCAACGACGTTAAAAGGCTTTTTTCTTTCGTCCGAAAAGAGACGGTAAACTACAAAAAATCATTCGACCGCCGACGTCGTTAAACCGGCAGAAGGAGATAATCATGGAAAACGAAACAATGCTGAACGCGGAAGATTTAGGCTTTGACGCAGAGGATTTGAAAGAAGCAGGTCTTGATAAGCTGGAACCGGCAACTCCAACGGGTAATGATCCAAAGAAACCTGAAGATAATTCTGCAGGTAAACAGCCGAAAACTGACCCTGATTCTGAATCGGAACCTAAAACGGAAATTGAACCGAAGGACCCGGAAGACAATCCGGCAGGCGGTGATTTGAAGAAAGCACTGGCAGAAGAACGGGCTCGCAGAAAAGCGGCCGAAGAAGCGGCTAATACTTTGCGTTCGCAGATAAGCATGTCACAGAAACCGGTATTATCTCCGGAGGATTTGAATCAAATTCGCAGTTATGCGCAGCAGGAAGCCGCACGTCGGCTCAAGATTGATGACGCGTCTGATTTGATGTTCACTGACGCCCAGAAGTATCAGGAACTTCTTCATGAACAGGCACGGATTGAATATCAGATGACACGCCAGCAGGAAGAGCGGCAGGAAACCTATCAGAAAAATGTAGCGTTTATCGGTGAACTTAAAGCTATTCCGAATATCGGCGAGCTGTGGCAGAAGGGCACTGAAATGCTGGACGGCATGACGCGAAAAGATGCTGCTCCGATTGATGAGGCATTCAACCGCGTTGATCAGGGGGTAGGTACGGATGCAGACTTCAAAGTTATTCGTGATTTTGCTGAAAAAGTAAAATCGGCGATGACCACGCCTGCGCAAAATCCGCTTGAAACGGCTAAAACACTGCCGAAAGCAAGTGCATTAAACGGTAGCGTTCCGACCGGCGCAAAACTGTCTGAGGAAGAAATCCTCAGATATGTAGAAGAGGGTCGTGAAAGTGAGCTGCCGGCGGAAATCAGAAAGCAGATTGATGACCTCTGCGGTGATTAATTATTTTACAAAAAGGAGAATGAAATATGGCACATGAATTTAAAATTCCTGAAAAATTGGTTCCTAAACTCTGGACGAAAAAGGTATGGAGAGAAGGTTTAAAAGCTTCTTATTTTGATAAGTTTACGTCTACTAATGGGAGTAATGTTGTTCATACGAATAAAGATCTAAAACAGGCTAAAGGCGATGAAGTAAACTTTGGACTGGCAATGAATCTTAAAGGTAACGGCGTTTCTGGGAATAACACACTCAAAGGTAATGAAGAAGAAATGCAGATGTATGATTTCAGCGTAAAGACTACTTTGGTCAGAAACGCAGTTACGCGCTTTGAGGCGGATGACCAGAAATCTCCGTATGAAAATTTGCCTCTTATCAAGGGGGTGTTGGTGCAGTGGCTGTCCGACTGGAAAGACAACAAACTAATTTCCGCACTGACGGCTAATCCGACAACCGGCGAGAGAATGTTTGCGTCTGCTGCAGGAACAGAGGTTTCTTTAACGGCTAATGACAAGCTGACCTGTGCGCTGATTGCAAAGGCGAAACGCAAGGCTAAAATGCATGAACCGACAGTGAAACCGCTTAAGATTGACGGACAGGAGAAATACATCATGCTTGTGGGGACGTGGGCAGCGCGTGACTTGAAAGTAGATCCGGTATGGCAGGCGGCACAGCAAAACGCGGCAATCCGCGGCAGCAAAAACCCGATTTTCACCGGAGCGCTCGGCGAATATGACGGCGTTGTTCTGTATGAATATGAACGTGTCATGAATACGAAAACCGGTGCGTCTTCTGCAAACGTTGTTCATAATTTGCTTTTAGGGCAGCAGGCGGCATGCTTCGCTGTAGCCCGCGAGGCTCGATTCATTAAAGATGAGGATGATTACGGCAATGTACAGGGGAATGGTATCGCGTTCTTCGGTGGCATTGAAAAATCCATCTACAACAGCAAAGATTATGGCGTGATTCAGGTCATGACCGGCGGTGCTGTAGAGTAATTGCAATGGAGATAAGGTGAGGGCTGTAAAAGCCCTCTTTCCTTTTCTTAAGGAGTAACCATGATAATTAAAGACTTGATTAACCGTGCGTATATGCAGGTGGGCGATACGTCGCAGGTGAACTATACGCCGTATCAGTTTCTGGAGTTTTATAACGAAGGCAATCATATTCTGCATAAGCTTATAGCGCGGTATATTCCGGATATTTTACATGTAACGGAGACAGGAGTTCCGAACAGACCGACGATTGCACTTTCTTCTTTCGCATTGCAGATTATTTCAGTTAAAGACATGTATGGTAATCCCGTTGATTACACGATGGAAGGCCACAAAATCATTACTGCGAAAAATGCGCTGCAACGAGGATTAACCGTCGTATATATCCCGTCTGCAGATTACAAAGAAATGGATGATGAAAGCGGTTATCCGGCGGAAATTGAAAGTCTTCTGGTGAATTACATGGTAGCGCGGATCCTAAAAGCAGACTTATCATTTGTCTCCGGATGGGAAGATACGATTTCCGAAATGGCGCGTCAAATGGACGATGAAAGTGGTTTTGTTGCAAGGGGGTATTGGCCGTATGACTGCAGGCGAACTGATTGCGATGATTAATCTGGACACGAATGAAATCTTAGATGACAGTGCGGAATACATCCCCTATATTAATGCAGCCATTGATTATCTCGTGATGATTTTGGTCCCGATGAAAGACAGGGAAGTTGTAAAAAGTATGGACATTAACGACAATAATCCGGTACCCGGTGATTTTACAGCGTTTGTTCCGGCGGTGGGTTACCCTGTCCGCATTGTGAACGGGTCTTTCCAGACGTACGGTGGAAAGACTGTCAATGATGTATTTTACGCTGTGAAAAAGCCGCATGTATCAGATGAAACTGATTCGATTCCATTCAGTGAAATCTTTCATTTTGTGCTTGTGCAGCTGGTCTCATTTCTTGTCAAAAAGAAATCTTTAATGCTGGATTATGCCAATGCGGATAAAGCGTTCATTGCTGATCTGACATCGGCAATCCAAGCAGCAAGAGGACGCTGATATGGGAGAACGTTTCTTTGCTTCGACGAACGGTTTTAGGTTAGGTTTGGACTGGAGTAAGCCGGCAGAGAGTATTGATTTGCAGAGTTTAACGCAAGCAATAAACTGTGAATACAGTTCGACAGACGGTGCGCTTCAAACGGTGCCCGGCGTAAGAACGGTTTATACACATGCGGCGGATATTGAAAGTCTGTATTATGACAATTACCGCAAACAATATTATTTTTCCTGCGGCCGTGACTTATATAAAACGGCAGATTGGGTAACAGTAACGCTGCTGGGAACGCTAACAGGGAACAGCACTCCGAAGTATCATGCTTTTGATCATGATATTCTGATTGCTTCCGGCGGTAAATTGCAGGCTGTTTCTGGTGCTGGCGTATTGTCTACTGTGGACGAAAGTCCGACTTGCGAATTTGTGAGCAGCCATTCCGGCTCCGTCATGGTAGCGTCAATTTATGGACACCGTATCACGTGGTCAGCTGTTGGCGATTATAAATCGTGGAAAACGAATACAAATGATGCTTCTTCTGCGCAATATGTAGAAGTGGGCTATAAAGATCCCGGCTGTATCGTATCTATAGATTTCTTGTCAAAGGCAATCATTGTATATAAAGAATACGGTAGGGCATATCAAGTTGTGGGTAATCCTCATGAGAAAACACTTGCTGTTTATCCTCTTTCTGAAACGGCTTTGTGTTGCGGTAGTTCTATCAGCATTGATGACCGAAGTTATTATCTGGGTAACGCAGGATTAATGAGCTTTGTGCCAACGAACACGTATGCAAATATTCAGCCTTCTGAGGTAGGTCTTAATATCAATGCACAGTTGACAACTATCACGACAGAAAAAGCCAGAATGTGGCATGTTCCCGGAAGAAAACAGCTGTGGATTAAACCGGGGAAAAATCAGGATATATTTATCTATCATTATCTGCCGCGGTATGAGGATGGCCGTGGCGTTTTCACGTCAAGGTCTTTCGTTCATGATCTGCATGACGTACTGACGGTCGGCAAAGATGTCTATATCGCTTACGGAAACAAAATCGGCATTCTGGATATGGGTGTTGATACCGATGACGGAGAACAGATTACGACATCTATTGTTTCAGGGAACAGATTGGCGCAAAGACTGTTCTTACTGTTATTCTCTTATAATTTCGTATCAAGCAACCGTATCGAAGGTTACGGCAGCATTACGATTAGCGATAAACGGGCAAAACCTGTTACATTTAAAGCGGCCGGTACAAAGTTATACTATGCGAATGAAAAGTTGATTAATGCAACCGGCAGGCTGAATAGCAATGAGTATACGAAAGTAAATAAGATTGGCGGCGGAGCTAACCGCCATCTGCAGATAAAAATATTTGTCGCCAAAGGTGCTATCGCTTTGCGGCAGTTTGATTATACTTACGAGGAGGTTTAAATGCCTTATACGGAAAAATATCCTTTGAACCCGACGCCGCAGGGAGACAGCACGAAAGACGCTGTACTGAAAAACCGGGAAGAAATCAAGACGATTGGGAATGCGCTTTCCGCACAATCAAAAGGCGGTGGGAGCGGTCTTCGGCAGCGCATTTTATACGGGAAAAACAGCGGCGGGAAGTATAGCTTCCTTTCCGGCGATGGATTGTCGGTCATTATTGACGGAAGTATGACACCTGTAATTTTAACGCTGGCGGACGGTTTCGACGAAAACGGCGCGAAAGATTACGTAGAAACAATTAACAAGAAAATCAGCGCATGGACGCTGCCAATTAACGCAATAAGCTATCTGTTTGTAGAACGAAATAACGCGGGTGCTTTGTCTTACGGAAGCGTAACAACAAAACCAGTATTTTCTGCTTCTTTGCCATCCGGCGTCGCAACAAATACTCATGTGTTCAACACACTTGAGCAGAAGATGTACATGTATAACGGTACAGAATGGAAAAATGTCGTAAGAGTTTTTGCTGCAGCGGTAACGACGAATGCAACCGGCGTAACAAAGATTGAGTATATGAATAATGCGGCAGCGGTAGAAATGACGGAGGCTGAAAAAGAAAAGCTGTCAGGTATTGAAGACAAGGCAGAAGTTAATCAAAACGCATTTTCTAAAGTGAAAATCGGTAACAAAGAACTTGTTGCGGCAGTGAAACAGGCTGTCCTTGAATTAATCGCCGGGGATAACATTAAAATTACTCCGGATGCAAATGGTTCGAAAATAACGATAGATATAGCAAACAAAAAAGAAATATTTGATCCCGATAATTACTACACTAAGGATAAGGCTGATTCCCGCTATTATCGTGAAGGGATTCCTTTGCCGGTAACTTATAGTAACGAAGTTAATTTTGCGGGAACTGCAGACACCATACAGTTCGGCTTTCGTGACCACGATATTAAAACATATCGGTTTGGCAACGGCATGCAAGGTGGATTAGCCGATATCACCGCAAAGGCATTTGGTGGCAATTTGTGTTCCGGTTCTTTTAATGGTACGCAACAGATGAATGACTGGTTGCGTCAGCACTATAAAGATGATAACGTTTATGCTTGTCTTGCACACCGCGCCAATGAAATTGTAATTAACGGCAATAAGCAATGGGGAACTGTTTTAATGAGTGCTTATCCAGCACATGACGGACGAGCATTAATAATACAGCTGTTTTTTGCTAATTCTAACGGCTTGTTTTATCGCTATCTGAATACACCAGATGAGATAGATAATACAAATAATTGGTATCAGATTGTGGGCACAAACAATGAGAATAAGCTGAAGATTGGCAACAATTACATATGGTTTGCGTGAGGTGGTGTTCATGAGTGTTTTTAAACATTTATGTTATCAGAAAGAGAACGGGGAAACAGGACAGTGTGATGTATATGATGACCAGAACGAATGTCCAGACCCGCGAACGTATGTCAACGTAGACGGAAGAGATGGCTATGTAAAACTGGGGGAGTTTAATGACCCGCAGGCAAGTCCTTTGCGGTGTTATGTAGCCAGTGCAGGACGGGAATTCGCGATTTTAAAGGTAGCAATCCCCACTGGCAGTTTTACAGTGCAAAATTATAATGGTGCGTCTTATGACTGGACATGTCCTCGATTGATTACGAAAATAAAATGTACATCGGCGGGAGAATGGGATAAATATGTAAATGTCACTCCGGGAACAGTTTACACGTTTTTGTGTGTTAAAAGTTTCAAAGAACATAAATGGGTGATATACGTTGGGGGGAATGTTCTCGTTTCTTTGTTTGAAGCAAATGACCCGCTTATCGTTTGGTGGTCACAAGAGATCAATAATTCATGAACAAGATAGGGTGATGAGATGAATTGAAATTATCAAGTTTACAGGAAATGATAAAAGATTATGAACGTATCACTGGCGAATCCGTCAGTTTTGATGGGTTCTTTTTTGATGATGATCTTCATGATAAACAGGGAACGCATTTCAAGTTTTTTCCGAATGCCGGATTTCTTTTCTGGCAATTGATTAAGTATGAGGGAATCGTTTATTTCCAGATTCTTGAAACATACGGCAAGTTTCACAAAATGGTTGACTACATCAGAGAGGTGATGGCGCTTAACGAAGTAAAAGATATCGTGACAATGACGACGCGCAATCCGAAAGCACATATACGCCGATGGAAGATGATTCACCATCCGGAACAAGATTATGACTACGAGGGGCGTCATTACTATGTGCTGACCGGCACAATTGAGAATTTACAGTAGAAAGGAGATTGCATGCTATTATTTGATTTACAGCTGTTCGGGAAAAAGGGGACAAAGATAACGACAACGCCGGCGCAAGTGCCACAGATGTCCGATGAGGAAAAAGGGCTGCTTGGCGAACAGCTGAAATGGGCACAGACTACACAGCCGGTGGCACAAAACCTGCTGAATATGGCTAATCAAGCATTAAGCAGCCAGCAAGTTACGCCGAATCCCAACTGGCAAACATTGTATGATCGGGCGCAGAATCAGACGGCGGTCAATAATCAGCTGGTACAAGGATTGATTCCGCAGGTAAATGCAAATACAGACGCCAATGCAGCGGCTAACAATCGTTTCTCTGGGCTGCTGGGGAATGCTATTCAGTCTATGACACAGGGGAATAAAGAACTGGCGTCCGAATACAATACGGCTATGCAGAATAATAATACCGCTATGCAAGGATTGTTAAACGGTGTGCTGCCATCTTCTTATGCGGAGAATCGACAAAAGGCATTACAAGCTGATTTAATGAATACGGTCGGAAATACATTGTCCGGACTGGCCAGCCGGGGAATTATTAATTCTTCACAGGCGGACAGCGCATTCAATGATATTTCCCGAAACGCGTCTAATACATTGGCCGCGCAGTACGGAAATGATATGCAGACAGCCGCGGGACTTGCCGGACAAGCTTATAACAGTCAATTGGCGGGCATTAACGGTAAGGCGGGGCTATTGGGTGATATGTTTAGGAACCAACTTTCCGGCTACGGGCAGCAGGCTGATTTGGCAAATACGAATTTTAACAACCGGCAGCAGGGGATTTCAACGCTGTCACAGCTGGCGAACCAGTCGCAGCAGATGGCAACGGATCCGATTAAAACGGCGGCAACGGCGCAGGAAGCGGCGATAAACACGCCGATGAAGTATTTAGCGATGGCGACAGGACAGAACGCGCCGACGCAAGGTTTATTATCTCAATTATCGCAACAGCGGTACAGTGTAGCTACACCGGGACAGACAATTGTCCGGCAGGGGAGTGGTGGATTCTTTGGAGGTCTTATGAGCGGATTAGGAAGCTATTTAGCATGTTTTACAGCAGGAACAGAAATTTCAACACCGGAAGGTGCGGTTGCCATTGAACAGATGGCATTTGGTGATCAGGTTATTTCTTTTGATACAGTGAATGAGGTTACAGAACTTCATGATATGGGTGAAGCGGATATCTATGAGCTCAATACCCCGTCTTTTGCAGTAGAAACCACGCAGACGGAAGTATTCATGACGCCTGATGGAAAGAAACCTTTAACCGAACTTTCCGAAGGTGAGAGTGTCATGACAGTAAACGGATTTGAACCGATTACATCAATTATAGAAACCGGTCGAAAAGAAAAGGTTTATGAACTGGAATTGACCGGTGACAATATGTTCTATGCAAACGGTATCTTGGCGGAAGGTTTGACAGAAGCTGACAAAGCGGGTAATGACCCGGATGGAGACATTATTCCTGCAGAAGCGGTTGACGTTGTTCCTGCAGAACAGAAAACAGAAGAATCTGCAGAAGAACCTATGCAGGAAACGGAAGCATCTGCAGAAGAGAGCAACGAAGCAGAAGAAGAGAAAAAGCCGGCAGCTAAGAAGCTGGCAACAAGAAGAAAGACGGTTGCTAAGAAAGCGGGTAAATAATCATGAGTGTTATCTATGTACAGGATAAATCACCATGGGATCAGATTGGGAATCTGGCGGGACTGTGGGCGGCAAACCGTCTGCAGAAGATACAGGATACTCGCAATGCTAAAGATTATGCAACAAAAGTATTCGGGGGCTATCAAGAGGAACAGTCCCCGGGACTTTTGTCTCAATTGACACAGCCGCAGACCCCGCAGATGGGTAGCGGTCTTTTTGCACAGGACGGTCTTGAAAAAGCAATGCCTCATTTCAAGATCAACACTGCTGGCGCACAGCCACTGCAATCTTCGACTACGGCGGGGCAGGACGCATTAGAACAGGCAGCTCCCCATTATCAGTTGAATATACAGCAGACACAGCCGCAAATACAAACGCAGCCAAGTGCGCCTGACAGGAGCCAAATTAAGCAGTCGCTTAGAAATAAAGCCGGAGCAGCGTATGTCAGCTTCATCAAGAGCGGCTATGGACAACAGGAAGCTGCACGCATGGCCAAAGAAATGCTTGAAAATGATACGGCCGAAGAATATGGGAAACAGCTTAGCGCCTATCAGGACAGCGTTCTTGAGCCGGCAAGACAGGATATTCTGAATCAGCTTGTCTATACCACGGATAAAGACGGGAATGCGACAGTCAGCGGTTATGATCCGAAGAAACTTAAGGCGATGGCGCCGCGGATTGCCGCTTATAATTACCGTGCCCAGCAGCTAGGGCTGCCGCAGATTGACATGAATATGCTGAATAACATCAACGCGTTGGATAAACCGAATATTTCTTATAAGACAATGCCTAATGGCCAGCTTGTAGGAATCAATGGCGATACAGGAGCTGTCCAGCAAATGGGGAATTATGCACCGCCGCAAGATCCGCGACGTTTTTATGTGAATACCGGCGGCGGATTGTTCGACATAAGAAGCGGGCAGGTTGTTCCTGGCACAGCAAGAGAAGTACAGGGGCCGGGAACAAGCGGATACAATTCACAAATTGTTTCACAGCTAAGTCACTTGCAGCAGATGTACGAGAAGCAACATATGTATGATGATGATTTCGATCCCGCAAAATCTCCTTATTATGCACAGCTGCAACAGGTTTTAGGCTTGCAGCAGCCCGGACAGCCGGGAGATGTAACAGGCGGGCAGAAACAGCTTGTGAATGATGAGCAGGGGCTTAGCAATAAGATCATGGAAATGCGGCAGCATATGTCCAAAGAGGAAGTACAGCAGGCATTACGAAACGAAGGACTCGGTTTCTATGCAGCATGGGTACCGTAAAGAGGTAAAATATGGGTTATTTTGATGAATTTCAGCGCGCTGGCGGTAATACTGGCGGTGAAAGATATTTTGATGAATTCAAGAATCAGCCGCCGCAGGATTCGTCTTTGCTTGATAAGGCCAAAGGCTTTTTGAACAGCATCGATGACGCTTATGAAGGAGGGCGTGCAGCACGCAAAGCACAATGGGAGAAGACGAAAGCCAATGTATGGAATACTCTTTCTGACTATGCGGCTAATGCCGGCAAAGCGATAGAAAATTACGGCAATGAAATTACGGCTGCCGGAGAACGTGCCATGGAAGCATATAACAACGGAGAATCCATCAACATGGAAGACCCGACACAAGGCTTTGAAGGTGAAAACTATAATAGGGCAAAAATGAATGTCTACAATGAACTGGTAGGTAAACCTGCCGGGTACGCAGCTATAACGCCCGGTATGCCCGGCATTGTCCGCATGGCAGGTGGTGCTTTAGCTGTCCCGACTCTTGTCGATTCTACGATGCAGACTTATGACCAGAACATTGCAAATGACGACGGCACGCCTGTTATCAGCACGGCAAAAGGGGCTCTTTTGGATCCGGTCATTAATCCCGTTAAAGAGGCGGTTACTAATCCCGGAGAATATGTACAGAGCCTTGTTGATAATCCGCTTGAAGCGTGGGATAAAGTATTCTTGCCGGGGGCTATTATGCATGGAGCGGTTAAAGGCATAAAAAAAGCAACGCCTAAGAGTATCAGTGAGCCCATCCGCGAACATATAACGGAACCGTTTAATGAACATGTTATTGATCCGGTAAAGAGCGGCCTTGCCAACGCGAAAGGTCGTTTTTTTGATTCTTTTAAACGTGGCGGAGAAACAGGTTTTGACGATTTAGCCCGTGATACAGAGATGGGTACACAGGCACTTAAAGAAACAAACCTGCCGCCTGAATACGGTGAAACGGGAGATATAAAAACCGATGTTTATAACCGGCTCCGTCAGAATGGATTTACCGATTCCGAAGCGGCAGGGATTACCGGAAATATTGCGCAGGAATCCATGTTTGATACAGAAGCGCTTTCAAAAGATGGATATAATTCCCACGGGCTGGTGCAGTGGACAGGCGATAGGAAGGCACATTTAGAGCAATTTGCCCGGGAAAACGGACTGGATCCCAAAGATTGGCGTACACAGGTAGATTTTATTTCCGAAGAGATGAATACTACGGAACGAGCGGCTTTTGAAGCGCTCCGGAAGAATCCGAATATTACTCCGGAAGAAGCGGCGCGTATTGTCCGTGAACAGTATGAACGTCCTGATCCTGCAGTGGCCAATGACGCATACCGCCAGCAGGTTGCCAGAGAGGTATATGATGGCCGCAATGTCCGCCCTATGCAGCGTCCTATACAGAACAGTTTCAATGATTTTGCCGAAGATGTAAAACAAGCTACGCCGGAAGAAGCAAATTTGAACTTCATGAAGGATTCGGTGAAAGATATTACACCGGAAGAATTGTCCAATCGTATCAAAGATGGGACAATTCCTAAGGAAGTATTCCGTACTTATGACGAAACGGAGTATAGCGCATTCAAAGATTTACCGGAAAAACAGAAGTTTGAATATGCACGTCAGGAAACGCTTAAACTTGCTGACGGAATAGACGATCCGATGGGAGAAAAAGTAAGAGTTATTTTTGACAAAGAAAACAAAAATGCAGTAGATGACGCAGTTAAAGCTTTCACTTCCGGACATGGCGAAAATATGTCTATTTCTGACAGCCGGGCATTTGCAACTGGGTTGATAAAAGATACTGTTCAAAATCCGGATTTTATTCTTAAGCAAAAGAACGGAAGAAAACTCTATGTGAATCTATGGCGCGGAAAAGATAATTTGTTACATCAAATAGCAGTTAGCATGGATAAAACCGATAAAGGGAAAATTATCTCTTCAAGTACGGCTATGGATAAGCCAAGACATCGCAACAATGCTATTAATCAGCTTTCAAGAGATATAAAAAACGCCGACGAATTAATTTACGTCGGCGAAAATATTCGAGGTCGTCAGTCAGGGTATCCTCTGCAACCCTCCAGTGATAGGGGTTCAACGCCGGATACCCAGCTCCACCCATCTGGCAACTCTATTGTAGCAGAAGAAACAGGAAAAGTAAAATTGCCGGGTGATGAACGGTCATTTATGGCAAGACCTGTTGAGGAAGCGGCCGGTAATGACTTGACCACATGGCAGGGAGAGACGATTTCACGCAAACAGATTCTTGATGATGTGAATAGCATTTTCGGAGCGACAATCAAGAAAGGGCGTATCGGTAAAAAGGGCACCAACGGCTGGTATAACCCTAAAACGGATATTATACGAACAAGAACATTCGGGGATCCCCGAACTGTTATGCATGAACTTGGACACTATGTGGATGCAAGGTTTAAATTCAGCAATCGTCCCGGTTTTGATACGGAATTTTCTAATGTTATCCATAAACGTTTCGGAAATGCCTATAACAAAGGTGGCATAAAAACCATCCGAAAGGAAGGGATTGCTGAATTTTTCCATGATTACGTTACCAGTCGAAAGAAAGCGGCTTCTGATTTCCCGCTGTTTTATAAAGAGTTTAAACAGATACTGGAAGGTGATAAAGACCTGCGCGCTGCAGTAGATAAATTGTCTTATGTCGGTCATCAGTGGTATGCACAGCCGGTCTGGGAACGGATGAAAGGTTCTGTTTCTTTTGGCGGTAAAGAAAATCTACTGCAGAAAACGTTGAAATTCTTTAAGGATTCTAAGGAAGTCGCACGGAAAGTTTATCATGAACCGTATACTACGCTTGTCGATGAGCTTCATCCATTGGAAGAGCTTATCGGTGAAGTAGAAAAACGTATTGGAAGAAAGCTGAGTGTAGAAGAAAACGCATTCAAACAGGCGTGGCTCGCGCGCGGTTGGGCAGGTAAAGCAGAAGCGCTTCTGCAGAACGGAGATAAACGGCTCGGTGTGAAGGCATTTAAAGATGTTATCCGACAAATCCCAGAAAACCGGCTTGAAGATTTCTCTACATATCTGACGGCATTGCGTGAACTGGATATGAATAAGTGGAACGAAGTTCTTCCGCTCGGGGAAGAACCGTTGACCACAAGGTTTACGAAAGCAGAATGTCTTGAAGCTATCAAGCATTACGAAAAAAGCCCTGTCTTCAAAAAGGCTGCCGCAGAAATTCATAAATACAGTGATGCACTGCTTCATTTAGCAGTAGAAGGTGGAATGCTTACTGCAAGGGCCGCGGCGGATATGAAAGCTAAATATCCGCATTATGTGCCTTTCTTCCGTGAATTTTATGAAGCTGCAGAAGCACAACGGAATGGAACGGGAAAGGGATTTGCCAATGTGGGGGCTGTCACCAAGAAAATGCGCGGCAGCACTTTAGATGTAGTAGACCCGTTGGAAGGAATAATCCGGAATACTTTCTCAATAATGAGCGCCATCGAACGGAATAAGGTAGGACAATCTATCGTGAAACTGGCCAATGTTGATGGCATGGGAGCATTGATTGAAAAAGTGTCCGGTGTGTCGAAGGTAACGGATCATAGTTTCAGCGTTTGGGAAAACGGAAAGAAAGTTGTTTATAACACGACGCCGGAATTGTATCAGGCATTTAAAATGTTGAATCCGGAAGGTGCAAACATGTTTACGAAGCTTCTTTCTTACCCGGCAAAATGGCTTCGTGCCGGGGCGACGTTAGGGCCCGAATTTATCTTGCGAAATCCTGTCCGCGACATGATTTCTGCTACAATCTACTCTAAACATGGATTTATTCCCGTTGTAGATACCCTTAAAGGCTTAGGGCTGTATCTACAAAAAGGTGAAACTTACTGGGAATACATGCGGTCAGGTGCGTCGCAGGCTAACCTTGTTTCTCTTGATAGGAATTACCTTTCCGGGCAAATGAGAGATCTGCTGCAGCGGCCAAGCGTCAAGAAGATGATTACAACAAATCCGATTGAAGTCCTGCGGGGATTATCCGAGGCTACGGAAATGGCTACACGTTTGGCAGAATTTCATAACGTCAGGAAAGGATATACAGGCATTGGAAATCGGCTATTCAGCAAAAAACGGAATCCGGGCAGTATCCAAGAGGCGGCGCTTGAAAGCCGTGATGTGACGCTGGATTTCTCTCGAATAGGTTCTCATACAAAATCACTGAACAAGACAATTGCATTTTTCAATGCAGCTATTCAGGGAACGGATAAGATGTTCCGTGAATGGAAAGCGAATCCGCTGGATATGACAGTAAAAACGGCTATGTGGATTACCTTGCCGTCAGTATTGCTTTGGGAACTCAACAAGGACGATCCACGGTATCAAGAGTTACCACAATGGCAGAAAGATATTTTCTGGATTATTCCGACAAAAGACACGCTGATTAAAATCCCCAAACCCTTCGAACTGGGGATCCTTTTCGGCACCGTTCCTGAACGTATGCTGCAGTGGGATTATGACAAAAAAAGGAAACAAAAGGGAGCGGGATTCAAAGGCCTTGCCGACTCTGTACTTGATTCTATGGCTCCATCCTTCCTGCCGACTGCATTAGTGCCGGCTATTGAAGCAATGACCAATCATTCCATCTTTATGGGGCGCGATATCGTACCGCAAAGCCAGCAGAATACGATTCCCGAACTGCAGTACGGCCCTTACACGTCAGCAGTCGGTCGTAAAATAGGCGAAACGTTCGGTGTTTCTCCCCGCAAGGTAGATAACACCATCCGCGGATATGGCGGGAGCCTTGCCGGACTGGGATTGACACTTACAGACGGAGTGGCAGGACTGGATGAAACGCGTCCGGCAAAACGATTTTCTGAACAGCCGGGGATTCGTGGATTTACCGCCACGCCATACGCAAGCAGTGAAAGTGTGCAGGAAGTTTATGATGCCTATGATAAGCAGTTGAAATTATTTAATGCGGGGCGGGAACTGCATAAACGGATGGATGGATTCGATCCGCGGGAATTTGAACAGATGAAGAATGCCGTGAAAGCTTTTCAGAATATTAACCAAGCAAGGAAGGCAGTCATGAAAAGTAATTTATCCAGTGAGGCTAAACGAAAGAGGCTGGATGAAATACAAATGTCACAAGTTAGAATTGCAAGAAAGGCATTAGGGAAAGGAGATATCAAATAATTGGAACAGGAATTTTTTCATGCATTACTGCCAATTGCCAGTAATATTGTATATGTTGTTTTATCAATGGCTGTAGGTTTTCTTTGGAATAAAGCCAAGGGGCTACAGGAAAACAGAGAAAAAACAGAAGATGGCGTGCGGGCATTGCTCAAAGACCGTTTAATCGGGATCCACAGCAACGCTATGAAAAAGCAGTATATCACTTACACAGAAATGGAGCGTGCATCAACAATGTATGAAGCTTATCATGGGTTGGGCGGCAATGGTACGGGAACGGCGATCATGGAAGAACTCAAGCATCTTCATATTCAAAGGGATGACTAATCATGATGGAGAAAATCAAAAAACTGTGGACGCGGTATGTGCCACGTATTTCAAGACGTGCGAACACATCGTTAAAAGTAGTGTATCTCTACGGGGCCGGACTTCTGATTCTGTTTTTCATGGTTCTCTTTTCGTGGCTTCATGATTTTTATCGAACAGGAACAGCTAATACGGCACAGTTGATTACATTTTTCAAAGAGTATGCAGCTCCGGCAGTAGTCGGGGCTGTTACTTTTATATCAGTATTTTCTGTCAACAAAAATCGGAACGGTGATTCCGATGCAGCAGAGAAAGGAGCGGCAAACAATGAAGGGGATAGACGTATCGGAAAATAATGGAGTAGTAGACTGGGGTGCTGTAAAAGCGGCAGGCTTTGAGTTTGCCATCATCCGCATCGGCTATGGTAAAGGACACTTAGATAGCCAATTTTACGACAATGTGAATGGCGCTTTAAAAGCAGGGCTGAAAATCGGCATTTACCATTATTCTTATGCGTTATCTGACGATGTGGCAGGTATCGAGGCGGATTTTGTTATTCAGACGCTTGAAGAGTGCGGATTGACCACAGATAAATTGCCGATGGGCGTATGGTTCGACATGGAAGATGGGGATGGTTACAAAGAACGTCATGGCATGCCGGATAATCAGGAACTGACAAATATCTGCAATGTTTTTATTAATCGCTTGTGGGATGCGGGCTATAAATATGTAGGACTGTATTCTTGTTATGATTGGCTGGTGAATATTCTGGATGTTGATCAGCTGGGCGGATGTGCAATATGGTGTGCGCAGTTTGGTTCGAAATGTGATTATCCGGGTGCCCATATCTGGCAGTATACGGAATCCGAAAACATTGAAGGGAAACTGTTTGATGCAGATGTTGTGATGGAGGTATAAAAATGAACTATCAGGAAAAAGCAAAACAGATCGTTATCGATTACTACAATGAACATGTAGAGATAACAGAGACTAAAAAGCTGACAGAAAGTGAAGTTTTTATCGTATGGTTTAGTAAAACATTACAGAATTGGAAAGCGTTGGTAAGCACAACAATATCCGACGGAATGTATTACGAAGTCACATACAACGGAGACAAAAAAGAAACATATCTTGATTCTTACATGAAATGGGAAAATGTTTGCGTAAAAGATGAGGAGGACTGATAATGTGTACAATTTTGTCAAAATACATTACAAAAGTATTATTTTGTGCATTCTTGTTATTTTTTCCATCGTTTTTATTGCAAGCCGAGGAGACTACGGAATACATCACAATGACAGTCCAAGAATGGAACGACTTCAAAACGGACTGGACAGAGCAGATGACAGAATTAGCGATGCTGAAACAGAACTTGAGCATGTTGACGCTGAACTCGAACGAGCAACGGGAACAAGCCGAGAGGTTACTCAAGAAATGCAACAGCTTAGAAATGGAATTGGGCAGAATCAAGATATCATTAAACAGTGCGAAGATCTCATTGGCAGAAGCGAAGAAAGAAATCAACGAGTGCAAGAAAGAATTAGAATTGTTGAAGAAAGAAATCGACGAGTTGAAGCACAAATTGAGACTGGCAAAAAGACAACGTGACGCATGGGCAATAGGAACACCATTGGCATTTATAGCAGGATTCCTTGTTGCGAGAAATTAGTTTTATTACTACTCAAGGAGGATTATATGAGATGGTTTTTATATGCACCGTTACAATTACTCATTATGATAATCTGCTATATCACCAATCCGATTGTAGTATTGTTTGCCGATGAAAACGGAGAACTGCATGGATTTTTGCGAAAATGGCAAACATTTGATGATTCATGCGATAGCGAAGACTGCGTGACAAAATATGTACCAGACTGGATGCGGTATGATTTCTATAGATACTACTGGGCGGAGAAACGATATGATCCGAACTATGGACGGGTTATGAAAAGATCAATTAACATTGCGTCGCTGCCGTTAATCGATAAATTGAAGCGGTATTGCTGCCGTTTATTCTGGCTGTCAAGAAACTGCGCTTATGGTTTTGCACTGGACTGGTTCGGGGCAACAATTAATCCAGATGGTGTTGTGGTTATTGATGACTACAACGTGGGAGAATTCGAAAGAAACATACTTGTCACGCGAGATTTAAAATACTGGAAAATATATAATTCTATGCGAATTCTGAACACGAATTACCGATGGAAAATATATTTAGGATGGAAAATTCATAACGTGCAAAGTATACATAGAGCAATGCTGGCACTCCGAATGTGGTTCTGCAAAGCAAATTAA